GGGATGTATGGCTATGTGGTAAGCATAGGGTGATGTGTGGCGATAGCACGATGATAGACGATGTAGAAAAGCTGATGAATGGTAAAAAAGCTGATATGGTGTTTACTGATCCGCCTTATAGAATGGAAGCCAACGGTGGAGGATTTGATGGATTTTCTACAACCATGAAAAGCATAAAACATTTATGTGATTTTGACCCCATCGGATTATTGAATATTTTGCCTACTATTTTTGATAAAAATATGAATACGTATATTTTTTGTAACAAAGATTTAGTCCCAGATTATTTAAATTGGGGCGTTGACAATGGATATTCTTTTAATATATTAGTATGGAAAAAAAACGGTGGTATGTGTTTAGGTGGAACTCACAGACCCGATCTTGAATATCTTTTACACTTTAGAAAAAATGCTATATTTAACAATGGGTTAAAAAATGTGGATTATTCAAAATGTTTAGAATATGACAGATTTTCGCATCAAAAGAAAATATCAGAGGCAGGTGGACACCCTACACCTAAACCGATTGAATTAATAACCAATGAAATTTTAATAAGCTCCAACAAAGATAATAACGTAGTAGACCTATTCGGTGGTTCAGGCAGTACACTCATTGCGTGTGAAAAAACACAACGCATTAACTACAGTATGGAACTTGACCCTAAGTATGTTGACGTTATTGTCAAGAGATGGCAAAACTTCACTGGTAAAACTGCGACACTTGAAGGAATAAACAAGACATTCAATGAGTTAGAGGTTGCAAATGGCGTCCACTCAAGTTAAATTATTAACCCCTAAGGATTGGAGCATAATACGGCTAAGATACGAGCGTGGGGATGTGTTGACTAAAATCGCCAGTGATTATAACATTAATTACACAACAATACAAAAACGTGCACGTGTACAAAAATGGGTTAAGGGTTACCATTTGGCAAATGAAATTAAGGGAAGAATAAGGGCAGAAATTCTTGAAGAAGAAACCCCACAAGATAAAGCTATTAATGAACTTGTAGAAGAAATTGTGCAAGAATATACACCAGAGCCTGTATTAGAACCTGTACCAACTCCTACACCAGAGCCTACACCAGAGCCTACACCAGAGCCCAAACAAAATGAAATTATAAAAGAACCAGAAAATCAAGAGCTTATATCAGAAACAAATACAGATGCTAAAAATACTAAACAACAAGTAAAAAAAGCAATATTTGAAGAAATGTATACAATAATTAAATTACAGAATACCATTAAAAATATAAGCTATAGTTATTTAACCATTCATAATCAAATCACCCAAAGAATAGCACAAAAACTACAAGCAGGTGTGATGAATGAACAAACTGCAGTGATGCTTATATCAAAGATGGGCGGAACGCTTGGAACACTCAAAGACATAGCAGAGATGGGCAACAGCAACAAGCTTAATACTAATATACAGATCAATAACAACGACCCAATAGACAATCAGATGGTTGTCAACATAACACCAGTAAAAGCCCAGTATTAAAAATGATGAATTTTAACGTCCCAGATACCTTAACACGAGTATTTGATTTTGACGGTGTAAACTCTTATTTTATATCTGAATTATCATTTCAAGAATTGCTAAAATGTAAAAAATTGGATAATGGCGTATATAAAACTACTGATGATAAATACCTACAATCAATAAACAATGATAAACACTCCCTATCACTTAAAGTAGATTATTTGGATAATATTCAAGATAAACAGGTATTTAACAATCAATTTTTTATTGATAAATTTGAAAATTATGTTATATCGTCAGATAGATACGATTATATTATTTTGCCGGGTGGTAGGTCAAGTGCAAAAACTTTCACTGTAATTAGAAAGCTTGTACTTTTAGCATTGCGAGAAAAGAACAAAAAAATTGTTTGTTGTAGACAGACACAAGCGAGTTTAGACAAATCTACCTACTCGGATTTAAGAGACTTTATTTATGAATATGATCTAATTAAGTATTTTAAAATACGACGCAGTGACATTTTATGTACCCTCACCAACGTAGAGATTGTATTTAGTGGATTAGAAAAGGGAGGCGTTTACTCTCTAAAATCAGTATCTAATATGGTATTATGTTTTGTAGAAGAAGCCGAAGACGTTACAGAGGAAAGCTGGAATGTTTTACTGCCCACTTTAGTGAGAAATGTAAACTCGCAATTAATCGTGGTATTTAATCCCAAAGTTTATGACTCCGCTACTTATCAAAGATTTGTAATAAACTATAAAAAATTGTATGGCAAAGTGTTATACATTGAACAAAATTATTTTGACAATCCTTTTTTGACTGATAAAGCACTTGGTGAAATTAATAACCTTAAAGAAAATAATTATCAATTATACGAATACATTTATTTAGGCAAGATTTTAGATATTTCGGAAGACGTTATATTCAAAGGACGTTACGAAATACGAGAGGTTGATATTGAAACATATCCTCATCACTTTTGGTATCAACAACGTAAAATAGAGCCACTTTATGGTATTGATTTTGGCTTTTCGGTTGACCCATTCGCTATGGTTGAGGTGTTTATACTAGACCCTCACACAATATATATAAGCAGGGAAATATACGAATATAAACTTTTACCATCTAACTATAAAAAGAAAATCAAGGAACTTATGCCAGAGGCTATGACACGCAAAATCCTGTGTGACAGTGCCAGACCTGATACCATAGCGGAATTGGTACAAGATGGGTTGCGATGTGATGGTGCAAAGAAAAACAAGGGTAGTGTTGAGGCTGGTATTGAATGGTTATTAGGTAAAAAAATATTAATTAATCCAAAGTGTTATAATACTATATACGAGTTCCAAAACTATAAATACAAAATTGACAAGAACAGCGGAGCTATAACCACTGATATTATTGATGCTAACAACCATATTATCGACGGAATCCGTTATAGTTGTTGCCATCTCATAGAAGGTGGAGGTAAGGGTATACTTTCACTATTTGCAAATACTAACATTAATAACATGGGAATGCCTCATTTTTGAAAGTGACAATTATGTCAAGGAAAAAAACCAAGGCGATGGCACCAAAACCAATCGCAAATACTCCAGAACAAAAAAATCAGCAATTTTGGAATAAATTAAATACATTTGTCCAAGCCAGTGATTTAAAAGATTATTTATCATCAAAAACAACCGAAGTAACAGATCATTTTAATTATACCGTATTTAAAAAACAAGAAGAATACAACAACAGCAAAAAAAAATACCTTCATGATGGAAAATATGCACAAGATAGCAATTTTATTACACCAGCTATACCTCAAATATCAACTTCTTATTTTAGGCAAATGAATAACATTTTGATAAATAATGTATTTATGGGGTATGCAGAACTTGCGGTATTGTTACAAAATCCCATATTGAATGCAATCTGTAGGATAAAATCAAATGAAGTAGTCAATAAATGGATTGAATTAGTAAGTGTAAATGATGAAGATAACAAAACAGACAAAATAACTGAACTGGAAAAAGAGCTGGAGAGGTTGGACGTTAAAACAAAAGTCAGAGAAGCTTTATATAATGCGTATGCCTTCGGTGGTAATTTAATGTATTTTAAATTAAGAAATGATGAGGACGAATTAACTAAACCATTAATTATTGATGATTTAAAAATTAATAAAGGGGATTTGCAATATATTCAATGCATAGACCCAAACTATTATACACCGCTTAACTATGACACTATACACCCCTTGTCTGAATGGTTTTATAAACCACTTGCATATTTATGCTTGAATCAAGAAATACACGAAAGCAGGGTATTTAAATTAGTTATGAATGAAGTGCCAGATATTTTAAAACCCACCTATTATTTTAATGGTATATCATTATTGCAACAGTGTGCACCATATGTAATGAATTTTGAAACCATGAGAACAACAATAATTCAAATTGCACAAAGGTATAACTTAAGTGTGTTAAAGACAGATTTAGAGGCTTTAATGTCAATGCCAAATGATGCAATAAGTACAGCTAGTCTTACCAATAGAATAGCAATGTTTAATTATTTACGAGATAATTTAGGCACATTGGCTATTGATATGAAATCGGAAGATTTTATGCAATTAAGCATGACATTATCACATCTTGACAGGCTGTTAGAGATATACTCGGAGCATATTTGTGTACCATCAAGATTAACTGTTACTAAACTATTTGGCAAAGACTCCAAGGGGCTAAATGCCACAGGGGAGCATGAACTCAATAACTATTATGACATGATAAGAGCAGAGCAGGAAATTGTCACCCCAATGATTAACAAAATTATACATTTGGCAATGCTTAATAAATGGGGCAAAATAGATGAGGGTATTACTTTTAAATGGTTAAATTTAGACACGGCAGATGAAATCCAAGAATCACAAATTAAATTAAATTTAGCAAGTGAAATATCACAATATATGACACAAGGGGTAATCACACGAGAACAAGCTTGTGAGAGATTGGCAAATGATCCTAAAAGTGGATGGGATAATTTAGAATTTATTGAATCCGATTTTGAGAACGAAGAAATAGAGCCAGACCCAGAAATTGAAGAGCCACAAAATGAAAAAGAATAGTGTTACATTGAGACCAATTGAGGCAAATTGGGCAATTGGAAATGCTTATCGGCTTAAAATACTAAAACTAACACAAAAGATGATAAAAGACATAATGACAAGCATTGAAACAGAATACAAAGACAATGAGAAGCAAATAACCTCAATTTTACAAGATAGCGTTGATGATATATACAAAACCATCAAAAAGAAGTTTATTACATGGCAAACGATATTTGATAAACTCTCTAAAAAATATTCAATTAAATTTGTTGAGGATGTGGACGCATCTGTAACTAGACAATTAAAGTTCGCTATTGAAGAAAAATTGCCTATAAAAGTTATCCCATTTAGTGAGGAAGATAAGCAAATATTAATTGCTAAAAAATCTATTATCCAAGAAAATATAAGCTTAATCAAAAGCATACCACAAGAAATGCACGATAAGGTGGAATTCCATGTTACACAAGCGATGTCAAGAGGTAGGGATTTAACGTATCTTAAAGAGAATTTACAGAAGGTTAGTAATATTACAGAGAAAAGAGCTAAGATGATCGCAAAAGACCAAGTGAACAAAGCCACCAGTGTACTTAACCATGCAAGACAAGCCGAATTGGGT